GCAAACAGAGCGTGTGCTTCTCAAAAATGTAAAATTCACTAAACTATCGGGCGGTTATGCTGCAAATCGTTCAGAAGAAGAAGATCTTTCGTTTGTATTTTCAGGAATCGAGTATCTTGATCGTATCAGTTAGGAGGAAACATGTCACAAGAGAAAATGAAAAAGCTTACGCTTGCTCAAGCAGTTGAGCGTGCGCGACAAAGTAGTGATGACAAGGTGCAACTTTTCGATGTTGAATCAGATCTTTTGGGACTTGCTTTGCCATGTAGAAGAATGCAAGTAGATAAAGTACTTGGCTTCATGGATGACGCAAGTGGCGATCTTACAATAAAAAAGAATGTAGATTTCTTTTGTCAATTGATCCTAAAGCATGTACCAATTTTGCAAGATGAAGAGTTTCAGAAAGGGCATGCTACACCTGTCCTAGCTATAAAGGCGCTCTTTCATGACAATGTTGGCGAAATCATTCGAGTGGGTGAGAAAATTCTTGGTCAGTATGGCATGGGTGACCTGGACAAAATCGTAAAAAACTCATAAACAGTGATCCATATTGGGACGCAGTAGCACATGTACACGCACATGGCGGGTCACTGGTCGAATTAGAAGAAGCAGATTTGCTTAAACGGTTATTTACAATTCACTCTGTTGAAAAACATCGTAGAGATGAGTTTGAAAAGAATAAGGCAATTCATGGAGCGGGAGGGCATTAGCCTTCTCGCTTAATGGGAGGTGGAGCATGGGGAAAGTCATAGGTACAACCCTTACACTGATAGATCAGTTGACAGAACCGCTTAAGCGAGCGCGTCAAGGCATGTATGCTACAGACAAAGCACGTAAAAAAATGCAGGACGGTTTGAAAATTGCATCCCAGATGAATCAGTCTGTTGGAGCCTCCATAAAAACTCTTACTAGCGATTTGAATACGCTTAGTCGTGTTAAAAGTCAAATTGTGAAGCCAATTAATAAAGCTAAACAAGCCCAAAACGAATACAATGCAGCATTGGTTGATTACAAGAAGAAAATGTCTGATGTAAAATCATCGATTGATGTGCATAAAGCGACTATAGGTCAGCTTGAGCAGTCTCAGAAATCCTTAGTAAAACCGCTTAGAGAAGCCGGTCAAAGTCAGGACGATTACAATCAGAAATTGAAAGAGTATAGAACAGCTCTATCGTTATCTAAGAAGCAAATAGATAGCGAAAAAGCGGCTCTTAATAAACTTAGAATTGAACAGGCTGCAATGAAGAAGCCTGTGAATGATGCAAAAGTGGTACAAGGTCAATATAACAAGGAATTAGCTGAATACAAGCGGCGACTGCGCGAAGTGAACACAAGCATTATTGAAAAGAGAAGTCAACTCGAAAAGTTGAAAACGGCAACGAAGGCTGCACAAGACAGGGTTAGATCATTCACTCAGACGATGACTAGCCGTCTAAAAAGCACATTAGTTACTTCAACAAAACTGTTGGCTACACTTGTTGTTACATTCACTGCATTTTCTGCAAAAGTTGGTTTTAGTGAAGCTTTCAATTTTGAAGGATATAGAGCAAAACTAGAAACGGCTGTGAAGGACACCGGTAAGGCCATGGTGATAATGCAAAACATGGTCCAGAAAGCGAATTCAACACCATACGAAGCTGGTGATTTGATTGATGTTGCATCACGTTTAGAAATGATGGGTATGTCGAGCAAACGGTGGATTGATACTGTAATTAACTCTGCCGGTTCTTTAGGAAAGTCTACCACTCAAGTTGCTGAGGCAATTATCGATGCTCAAGTCGGAGAATGGGAAAGGTTGAAAGAGCTCGGCATAAGAAAAGATCAGTTGATGATGGAGTCTGCCAAGCGATATGGAGAAAAAACTGTATTTAATGCAAAAGGGCAGATGTTAGATCAGGTGAGAGCGATGGAAGTCCTTCAAGACATGATGGATAAGCGATTTGCAGGTGGTGCTGAGAAACAGGCATCGACACTTAAAGGTTTATGGTCCACGCTGACAGGAAACTTCAAGCTCAACATGACAAAAATCATCGGAATCAATGAAGATGGGACAATCCGTATGGGGTCCACATACGCACAGCTTAAAGAAGAAATTCAAAATGTCATTGATACCATTATGAGGTGGCAGAAGGATGGAACGATAGACCGCATGGCTAGGCGTACTGATGCGTTTGTTAAGAATACGATTAATGGTTTGAAAACTACATTCGATTGGTGGCAAAAAAACAAAGATTCCATTGTTGGAATCGGTGAAATTATTGCCTCAGTATTTGTGGCGACAAAGATTGTTATATTTGCAGATGAAGCTATATGGGCAGTATCGATGCTCACAGATGCAATAAAAGTCATGGCAACAGCTCAGTCAGGCTTTAACATAATGGCTGCAGCTAATCCGTATTTGCTCGCTGTTGCAGCTATTTCCGCATCGTTATATTTGATTTGGAAGCACTGGGATAAGGTAAAGTCAACTATTTCAAGCACCATGGCAGAAATGAAAAAGCACAACATTCATGAGTCCATGGTAGGTGATTTAAATGATGCGGCAGCACTTAGAAAGCAGAATGAGCGATACAGCGAATGGCAGGATTACTTCGAAGACCCAACTAATAGGGGATATACCGAAGAGGATGTGCAGAAGAAGCAAAGTTCACTTTATGAAGATTATGCTGCATTAGCATCGAGTTGGCAGGATTCCGTCAATCAAATGGTAGACGCCACAAATAAAAACACCAGTGAATTGACCCGTGCAAACAATAAGGACTTGAAAGGAGGTTCTTATGTCCTAGGTGGCTTTATTGGTTATAAGGCTTATGACTATCGTGAGCGATATAAAAATATGGTTTCTGATGTTATGCCAAGCATGAGTAGTGCGCAACTCAGTATGGCGAACACGACGAAAGATATAGGTGTGCCATTTGACTCGAACTCACAGGACGAAACGAACACCGGTGAAAGACAAAGAGAAACTGTAGCCGGATTTAATTTTAGTGAGCAGTATAAAACGATTGAAGTTAAATCGCCCGCGACTCAACATATCGAGAGTAAGACAGAAGTGCATGTGACGATTGAAGGCAACGTCATTGGTGATGACGAGTTTGTCGATGATGTGGCCAATGCGGTAGCAACTAAAGTGGTAAGAGTTGTGAAAAATTCTTAGGAGGGATGAATTTGGAAATTACATTTAGTGCAAGAAACAATCAAATCATAATGCCATTGCCAATTGTCCCTCCTGGTATAAAAATCGGCTCGGAGTCAAAGGATGAGAAATTCGAGACTGCACAGTATGGAACTATTTTATTGATTGGAAATACAGGATTACGAAGTCTTACGATTGAATCGTTTTTCCCATCACGCGAGTATGATTTTATGAGTCCTGGTTCTAAGGCTGATCCCAAATTATATATTTTTTTCTTTAACCAATTCAAGGAACTTAAGGAACCAATACGTATTGTCATGACCATGAAAGATGGGAGCACATTTCTAAACATGCCAGTCCGAGTAGGTGCATTTACACATAGTGTTATGCAAAATGGGGACATAGCATATTCATTACCACTTTTGGAATATCCATTTGTGTATTTGTAGGTGAGTTTATGAAAAATGATTATAAGTTGTATATTCTAAAAAACGGAGTCGCTCCTCTGAACTTTACAGGCATGCTCGGGCGCGTGAAGTGGAAGAGCTCTATGAATACGCTGGGGGTTGAATTCACTTTTGAATTGGGTTTGTCACAGCATGATCGTTATATGGTTGGTTATGACGTTATTGAAGTGGGTGACAAGGTTCTTTTCATAAATGGAGATACAGAAGTTTTTAGAGGGATTATTGTCGACCAAGACAAAAATGGCCATTCAAAGCAGTCATATGTGGCATATGATTTTGCGTTTTATTTGAACAAAAATGAAACCACGGCTCAATTTGACGAGATTATGATATCGGAAGCTATAAAGACGATCTTGACACGCTTTCAAATACCGCATGAAGTAGTGGATATACCAACGGGTGTATCCTATCTTTATGTGCAAAAGACGCTGTCAGATATCATTAAAGACCTACTCTACAGAGCATACACACAGCTTGGCATTCAATATAGATTTGAAATGCGTGCTGGCATGCTTGTTATTGAAAAAATGGACACAATGATGATATCGGCAGTTTACACAAATGGAAATGATGATATCGATGTCAGCAAAACAGTAGGCGCGGATTTTCATGTCAAGAAATCAATGAAAGACATGAAAAACAACGTCCTTGTTACCTCTGAAAAGGACAAGGTTATAAAAGTGGAAGCGCAAGCAAAAGATGAAGAAAGTATCGAGCATTACGGGATGCTTCAAACTGTGATTGATTTGAATGACCGCGATATTTCACAAGTGCGTTTAATTGCAGAGAATGAATTGAAATTCAGAAACAAAGTTAGCGAAGATACGAAAATCAACTTGCTTGGGCATGATAGTGTACGATCTGGTCGTGTCATGACTTTTGATGTGCCTTTATCTGAAATCAAAGGCAGCTATCTGATTAAAGAAGATTCACATGACGTTTTGAATGGGATACACAAAATGTCATTAACGATTGAGAGGTGGACCGATGGAAGCGATTGATGAACTTGGAATCATACTTTCTGAGATTGGTAAGAATCCTTATATTGGACCAGTTGAAGGAATCGTTGTTACAGTAGAACCGTTGTGCATATCTGCATTTAGTGGGAGTGCTGTACTGAAAGAGCCCAAAGTGGCGTTGCTTAAAACATTAGGATTGCATACGCGAGGGTATAGTGCTGAGAGTCATTTTGTTACGAATTTCAACACTGAACTAGCAAATGATGGTGGTGACAGCGCCAATGATCACAGTCATGCTGTTAAGGTAAATCACGATGGAACTCAAGCGGGTGCTATTACAATTGCATCAGTTTTAAATGTGGGAGACACAGTGCTTTTACTGCCATCTAGAGAAAATCAACGTTTTTACATTATTGGTGTAATCGGATAAGGGGGCACACATGGTATTTCCAACAACAGATTTTGATGTAAGCTCTCTTGTAAAATCAACAGAAGAGGCCAGCGACACGACTGAACTAGGTCGTGTTTTTTTATTTGATTCAGTCTCCGGGAATCACGTGCTACTCGATGGCAAATTTGTTGAAGCAACTGACATTGAAGCGGTTGAACAGTGGACGCGTCTTGTTATAACAACTGAGAAGGGGAAGTACAGAGTTTATGACGATGATTTTGGAATGGAACTGGAACAGTTTAAAGGCAGGCGGGATATTCCTGAAGCATTCGTCCGTGCCGAGATTGAACGGCAACTGGAAGAACAGTTGTTGAAGCATGTGCTTATTGAAGCGGTGTCAGATGTAACTGTGGAAGTTACAGATGGATGTTATTTAATAACCTGTACGCTGACTGTTACAGGATATGAAGATAGTTTGATTGTAGGTGAGAAGAGTGCTTGATGATAAATACGCAGATAGAACCGAAGATAACATACATGATGAGTTGTTGGAAAGCGTAGATGATTCGTACGAGAAGACTCAGGGTAATCCGATTTATGATGTATTCAAGGCGTTAGCAATTCAGCTGGCAATCTTGTGGGCTGCAATCAGAAGTATTATATCAAAGCGGGATGTGAATAATCTCGAAGATGACGAACTGGATATGTACGTTGAACAGAATTCGTACATAAAGAGAAAACTCGCAACGTATGCATACTGTGAGAACTTTGAAGTAGTAGGGACAGGCTCTATTACTGAGGATGACATTTTCGAAACTGAATCAGGAATACAATATCATCCAGATCAAACTTATCAAATTACCGGAAGTCAAATCATAAAAATTATTTGCTCAAAAGCGGGAACAGTCGGTAATGTACCTACAGATGCAATTCGATTTATGCCAGCGACAATTCAAGGTATTACATCGGTTCGAAACCTTGAAGCAGCAATTGATGGATTTGATAAAGAAACCGATGCAGAATTACGGATACGTTTCTTCGAAGCAAAGCAGACACCGGCCACATCTGGGAATAAACATCACTACTTAACTTGGGCAAAAGATACTTCGGGTGTTGGAGATGCGGTTGTTCTATCACTTGAGAGAGGTGCCAATACAGTTGAAATTGTAGTAGTAGACAGGAATTTTGAACCTGCAAGTTCAGAAGTTGTTGCTGAAGCACAATTGTATATTGATCCCAATTCAGAAGGAAAGGGAGAAGGCGAAGCACCAATTGGAGCGCATGCCTATGTGATTTCAGCTACAGCGCTTACGATTAATGTTGGCGTTACAGTCGTTCCTGCAGAAGGCTATACATTAGAGCAGGTTCAAGAGAATCTCGAAACAGCACTTGAAACTTACTACAAGACTTTATTCAAATCCTCAAGCGTAAGTTATGCAATGGTTGGAAAGATTGTCATAGATACAGAAGGGATAGACGATTACGCGGATCTTTTAATTAACGATGGCTCTGCATCGATTCAAATTCCGATGAAGTATATGCCCGTGGTAGGTGATGTCATTGTCTCTTAAAGATACATTATTAGGATACCTACATAAAATCATGAGAAAAGATGTGCTCGTCAATCTCCTTATGAATGGCGCCGGTTTAAAAATGCAAAACATCGAGGATGCAATCAAAGAAATTGCAGACAATCTATTCTTTGTAGATAAGGCAACATGGGGACTGGACTTCTTTGAGAAAGAACTTGGAATCGTTACGAATCATGCTCGAAGTTATGAAGACAGGCGCGCGTCAATCAAAGCTAAAGCACGAGGCACAGGCAAGCTATCACTCGAGTTAATCGATGCTGTTTGTGATGCCTGGAAACGTGCGGATGTACTAGTTTGGTTTGAAGATGGAACTATAAAAATAAAGTTCATCGATACTGGTGGAGTACCAGAGCAAATTGACGATCTAAAAGCTCAGATTGAAGATATTAAGCCAGCGCATTTGCCTGTTGAGTGGTTGTATAGCTATTTGCTCGCTGGAATGTTCGATGAATGGAATTTAACTGCAGCTGAGTTTAATCAAGCAGCCTTGACTGCTGAAGAATGGAATATCACAATATTTAGACCTGTATAAAGGAGTGATGAGCATGCCTTCAAGTTTAAAAACTGAATTAGGCTTTAATAAATGGCAGCCAAACGACGTAGTAAAAATTGAAGATTTTACAGCAGACAATGAGCTTACCGAACAACTTATCAAAGAAGAGCAAGACAAAGCGGCGGAACTGCGCGAAATGGCTAAAATCGAAGATGTTGACAATGTAAAGACATACAAACACCACACCAAATTCCAAAACGGCCACATCATTGACGTATACGAGGAGGTAACAGAATGACCATAGAAAGAGCAAGGCCCAACGCCGACCAGTTCGACGAGCTGATAGCAGCTGTCAACGCCCTGGCCGAAAAAGAAGTGATCGCAGACCTGTCGCAGTCTCCCGGTAACAAGTATTTACTTGCCGGCACAAGACAGGCTGGTTTTTTAGGTTTTGTACAAGCGGCAGATTTTATCGACGGACCGACCGCTGCACTGGAAGTCGGGATTGCTTCAGGAACACCAATCAATAGTGACACGCCCTGGATAAAATACATGTGGAAGGGGCGGGTGTGTTTCACCCCACTGAAGCCGATACGACACTCTGTGACGTGGGATGATATTTATAACGCCGGAGCGGTATACGCATCAGGAGACGAGGGACTCGTACCTCCAAAGGGTCGCATTGGCACAACACTCTCCATTGATGCAGCAGACAATTCCATAAACAGCTCCATCGGTGGTTTTTTAGGTGATGAAACGAGTAACACAGACTACGCCGATACCGTCGGTCAAGTTGGAGACACACTTGTCTTAAAAGGCTGGGGGAATGGTGCTAACAACGGGTCCTTCACAATAGACAGCATCACAGACAGCAAGATTGTACTCTCGGGCGGGGCGCTCGTTACCGAGTCTGCAAACAAGCTTGGCCGTTTTTACAATGACCTTAATGATGTACCGCAGAACAAAACAGTTGTCATAGGCGGCTTAACCTACAGAGTTAGACTCATGACAGGAGGCGCATCCGATCCGCTCGACAGTTACGGAGATGCAGACCGAGGTCTCATCGGACCAGAATGTGAGTGGAACAGCATCGTCCTACCGCTGCACGAGCGTGCCAAAACAGGCTCGTGGAATTATCCACAGTATGCCGGAACAGTAGAAGATTGGAACATAGGCCTTACAGACTTAGACATGATCCTGCACCACACATTGGGGTCTGGTTCGCTAAGGTGGTGCCAAGAAACGTCAGACTTAACACCGTGGCGCAGGGTCTTTCGTGGCTACGGCGGTGCGTCCGTCGGGGACGTGGATCTCTCGTTCTACGTGAACTCGAACAGGGCGTGGCCCCCAGTTTTTGAACTTCTCGGATAGCCCCTCTCTAAACTCGATTAGGACGCAGGGCTGAGCGGAGGCGAAGACAAGGACGGTACTATGTCGGTAAAAAATCTAAATGTATATACCAAAACAGAAGAACTGCTTTATAAAATCTATCCAGTGCTTATAAAGTATCCCAAGTCAGAAAGGTATGCACTTTGCCAAACGATAAAACTTGAGTTTTTCGAACTGCTCAAATTTATATCGCTGGCTAACAGTGTTAAGTCAAAACGGGTCACATACTTACAAGAGGCCGATGGCCACTTGCAGACATTGAAAATACTTATAGACCTGTCGAAGAAAAGAAGGTATATAAGTACGGGATTTCATAGAGTGGCTCGTGGAGAGCTTGAAGAAGTCAACAGACTGCTATCTGGTTACATCAGATCAACCAGAAAATAATATATTGAGGACCGAACTGTTTCGCAGGGTCAATCGTGGCAACAACGGTGCGTCCAACGGGAACGTGAATCACTCGTTCAACGTGAACTCGAACAGGACGTGGCCCCCAGTCCTGAACTAAAATTATGACGGCAGTGATCAAGGTTGCTGTCGCAAGGCTTGAATAAGTTCAAGAGAGTTCGGTTCTCTCACTTGAAAGGGTGTAAACACATTAATAAAGGCGTAGCGCTAACTGCCAAGGCAGAACCGGAGACGTCGAAACTTTTTGAAAAGATTACAAGCTACAAAAATCTTGAATGGGCTTATGAAAAGACCTTAAAGAACGGTGGAAGGCATGCATCCGAAGCTGTGAAGTATAAATCGTTTGAAGTGTCAAATCTAAGAACGCTCAGAAAAGACCTCTTAGAAGGTCGTTATGAGTTCGGAACATACAGAAGAAAGATAGTATATGAGCCGAAGCAAAGAGTTGTAGACGTACCCCAAATACAAGATAAAATAGTACAGCACGCAGTGCATAACGTTATCAAAGACATATTCTTCAAAAGTTTTATTCATGATTCTTATGCATGTATTGATGGAAAAGGCACACACAAAGCGACGACAAGGCTACATCACTTTTTAAGAAAAGCGGCGTGGCAGTTTGGCGACAAAGCGACGATCATCAAAATAGACATAGAGCGATTTTTCTATTCTATTGATAGAAGCCTTTTAAAGAAAGAACTTCCTAAAAGGATTAAATGCACCAAGACGTTAAAGCTCATCGAGCGCATTATCGATAGCGCTAGGCAGATTTCGGAAAGGGGGATACCCCTGGGAAACCCACTCAGTCATATACTTGCAAATGTGGCTATGAATCCCCTGGACCAATACGCCAAAAGAAAGCTTGGTTTAAAATACTACCTAAGGTATGCGGATGATATTTTCATCATCACTAAGGATTTAGATGAAGCAAGGCGGACTTTAGCCGAGTTAGAGACATTTATCAAAGAACGGCTAAATCTTAAGTGCAACGAAAAGAAAACGAAGATATTTCCAGTTAATCAGGGTGTAAACGCCCTTGGGTTTAAGATTCATAAGACACACATGCTATTAAGGGACAGGTCTAAAAGAAACATTAAACGAAAAACAAAGAAAATGCAGCACCTAGTTAGAGATAACAGAATGCCAAAAGAAAAAGCCGAGCAAATTCTAAATTCTTGGTATGGCCATGCAAGTTATGCCTCGAGCGAGAATTTTGTCGATAGGCTAATAAAGAGAAACGACTACATATACAAAGAAGGAAAAACATTAAAGGTTGATATTCAGAAAGCGAGTGAGAGTCATGATCTTCAAGTCAAAAGACAAATACGAGATGTGCCCGTTTAAAGTTGAATACTTTGAAAAGGGTGTCTTAAAGACAGCATACACAGATTCGCCGCAGTTTTACAGGGAGATGGAAGCAAAACATGGCAACATATCAATTATGAACACAAGCGACTTTGTCCCAACACAAGAACAGCTCAAACGCCTTAGCGAAGTGCAGAACATCCCACAGAGACACCTCGGTGACTTACAGGGATACGTTGAAAGCGGAAATTTTCCAGAAGGGGAAGACCACTGTCTGAGGAAACTGCAAGAAAAAAAAGAAAATGAAGCGCTTAAGGAAACCGTTGAAATGCTTGTGCTTGATAGCTTGGGGGTGTAGATGTGTACGAGACGTTGAAAAGAATGTATAATAACAACAAGATTGATAAGGCTGGTCTGAAAACAGCCGTATCCACAAAAGGATGGATAACGCCAACTGAATACGAGCAGATAACAGGCGAGCCATATGTCGAGTGATTTTGAAACGACCATACAGCTCCTTGACCTACTCGAGGCAAAAGACAAAGAAATCCTCACACTCAAGAATGTAATTAAAGACCTAAGTGAGGAAGTTGTCAGGATGGACGCTTTGCTTGAAGAAGTCCGATATTAGAAAACAAACACAAGAACCCGTTGGGTTCTTTTTTTACTGGAACTAAACATGAGTAGAAATTGACTCCAAGGGTCGCGCGTGAAAGAGAGGAGACGGTTTGGACAAAACAATTCTAGAATCTTATATGACACTTGGAGCCCTTGGGGTATCGTTTCTTGTCTTAATGAGTATCGTGATCTATGCGATGAAAAAGATTGTTCCAGCATTCAACCAAATGAACAAATCTAATTTAGAAATTGCGTCCATACTCACAAACAATACCCAAGCCCTCGAAACAGTAGCGCTTAGCGTTAAGGAAGTTGCAAAGTCAAATGAAAATGTTGCCCATATGGTTCAGCTGCTTACGAATACATTAGAATCCCAGGCGGACAGAATTGAAAGGCACGACAAAGATGCAGCGCAGAGATTCACAGATGCAATCAGCCAACTCCGAATGTCGCATGAAGATATTTCAAAAGCCGTTGAGAAAAACGGTGAAAATAACGACAGGCAACATAAAGAAATATCAGAGCAGTTATTCAGACATGATGATAGAGGGCAGAGAATTGAGACAGAAATAGGCCGAGTGAAGGGCCATGTAGAACAAGTGAAACTGATTATTTCACGAGGAGGGGAAAAATCATGAAAACAAACATGGAACTCGTTGCATTTTGCAAAAAAGCACTCAATGAAAAATGGGGATATGTCTGGGGAACGTTTGGCCAACAACTCACACAATCAGTTTTTGCTCAAAAGATTCGTCAATACCCAAGGGAAGTTGGAAGATATGAACGTTTCATTAAAGAAAAATGGCTTAACAGAAGAACAGCCGACTGCGTTGGTCTGATCAAAGGGGCCTTGTGGGAGGAAGGCGGAAAAATTTCATATGATCCTAACACTGACATGAATGCAAACTCTATGATCTTAAAGGTGTCAGCGCATGGACCGATTTCTTCAATACCGGAACTGCCTGGAATACTCGTTTGGAAACAGGGACACATTGGTGTGTATGTTGGCGATGGTTGGGTTATCGAAGCCAACAGCACAAAGAAAGGTGTTATCAAAACACCATTGACAGGACCAGGAGCAACAGCGTGGACAAAGTGGGGACGTAGCACACTGTTTTCTTATGAAATGGAAAACGTTCCAGAGCTCAAAGAGGTCTATAAAATTCAACAGAAATTTGATTTTTTAGGCACAAAAAAGACCTTGGAAGTCGAAAACATAGATGGATACACAAAAATAGGCGCTGAAGATTTAAGAGCCCTAGGCCTCAAAGTTGAGTGGGATGACAAAAATCGCACAGTGATTGTATCGTTGTAGAAAGAGAGGGCTTATGAATATTTTAAACTGGATCATCGAATTTGGATCCACATACTGGTTAGATGGAATCATTCTTTTAGCGATCTTCTTGGCAGGATACTTCGCTTTGAAAAGAATGGTCAAAGCGGGAAGAACTGACTTGATCTACAAACTGGTCCTCTCATTAGTTGTGAGAGCGGAACTAAAGCTTGGAGGAAAGACGGGTGATTTTAAAGAAGCCGAAGTAACCTCCTGGATATACAGAGAGCTTCCATTTTGGCTGACCTGGATATTTACAAAAAATGATATTGCAGCCATGATAGATAAAGCGGTAGAACACCTTAAACACTTCCTAGAAAGCGGTGGCGATCTCCTTGGCTATGTTGATGAGAATTATCAAGTGGTGATTGACACCGACCAAAATAAATAATATGTATTAAAAAGCCGACCTTTGACTACATCAAGGTCGGCTTTTTTCAATTTAGAGTATATGCTCGGCAATAATGCGATCTAACTTTCGAATATCAACACCCTTGTTAACTTTGAGTTTAACTTTACCCGCTCGGGTCCATAGTTCAAGCTCGGCGTTAATATCGAATACTTTGCCAGCGTTTTCACTAGAATACATATTAATTGATTTAAAAGGAATGGTATACACTTCAACCTTTTTTCCGGTTATGCCTTGCTTGTCTGCGATTATAAGTCGCTTATTTGTGACAACGGCCACATCGCGTATGGTCTTGTATGCGGCTTCAACAGTCTCACCAGTTATTAAGACATCTTGAATTTCTTTAGGTGGAGTTGTCTCTTGTGTAAAAGTCCATTCCATGGTTGCTGCCAGTGCTAGATCTTTCATATTTAACCCTCCATATCGATTTACAAATATATTCATTTATAGAAATAATACTACAAAATAAATTAAAGCGCAATTAATTATACAAAACGGAAAAATTATAAAATTTATTATACAGGGGTCTAAACACTTGTGTTTTATATGAAAAACTTATATGTTTAAATTGATTCAGCGCATAGCTTCATATATAATGTTGAAGTTGCTCATTCGTTTATCGATTGAATAATTTAACCACTATTTAACCACTTGGTTTAATATTGATATATATATGATACTTACATTTTGTCATTAAAACCATTGGAAATACAGAGTTTTTTAAAAATATCACTATATATAATAATGGTTTTTTTACAATGAGTAAGAATGTTAGTATACCCTCTAAATCAACCAAATGCAGTGTTTCTATACATTTGGTTCAAAAATTAACCACTATTTAACCACTTGGTTATAGATTGGTGTAAGAATTAAGTTTGTTCATGGCTTTTTCTTTTGTTTCATCAGAAATGTGAGCGTATATTTCCTCTAACATTTTAGTGTTGGAGTGTCCCATTAATTCAGCTATGGTTTTAAGATGTGTGCCGAGTTCAATATGCATAACAGCAAATGTGTGTCTCAGTTTATGAAATGATACAGGCTCAATACCTAATCGCTTTTGTACAGATAGCCAAGTGACGTTGGCGTTTGACTTGTCTAGATGGCTTAGATCAAATCTAGGGAAGAGCAAAGCGTTAGGTGTATATTTTATACCAAGGTCGCGATGTTTAGCTTTTACGAGCTCTATTTGCCTTTTCACATAGGGAAGCAAATTAGAGGGTAAAGGCACATCGCGATCTTTTCTGTTTTTTGTGGGTCCTACTTGAACGACACGTTTTCTTTCTCCATTTACTTCGATAGGTATTCTAGATATGCTTTTGGAAATATGGACATTTAGTTTTTCAAGATCCACATCATTGATTTGAAGTGCAGCAAGTTCTCCAATTCTTAAACCCAGGAATGCATCAAATACATATTTGAACAAAGTAAAATCAGACTTCATAGAATTAACCAAATGTTCAAACTCCGATTTCTCTAAAAAAAGTTTCTTTGCTGGGGGTACGTACTTAGGTAAAAGAACACCGCGCATAGGATTATCTGCGCGATATTTTTCATTAACTGCATATATGCAAAATGAGTTAAGTAAAATGCGAACCTCTTTTGCGATGCTTGCCGATTTGATTTTATTGAAGTCTTTTTGAATATCGAGAGAACGCACGTCAATGATGCGCTGCTGAATGAACAACATGTTTTGAACATGATTTCTGTATAGTGATTCATTCTTAGTAAAGGTGTTAGCGCTTATGCCAGCACGCTTCACTTCAAAGAGCCACTGATGAAACAAATCGTGAAAAGTGACTTTATTCAAATCAATACTAGAGCTTAACCCCTCTTTATATTCAGCCTTTAGTTTCAGAGCTTCAGTTTTATTTTTGCCATAGAAAACTTTATACTCAGGTTTGCCGTTAGGTTTCTCTCCGACTTTCAAGCGGGTTCTGTAGTAGTCTTTGCCGTTTATTGTCACGTTGGTTCTTTTAGCCAAATTCATCACCACCTATGATTATAAAGTAAGTAATAAGGAAGACTCTCCTAAGAAATTAATTAGATCGTCACCTTTAATTTCTATCTTATAACTTGAAGATGTGAGTCCGCCTACCAAGTGTAAGCGCATATGTATTCCATTATCTTCGAAGTAATAATAAAAATCTGTTTCGTTCATATTTTCAGAATCCGCATATAAAGTTAAGAGGGTATTTCCTAAGTCATCATTTAAGTAAATTTTGCCTGTAGTTGAAAGTAACATTGTATCGTAATTTAAAGTTGAGTAAAAATCACTGTAGTCTAAGTTCATGTTGAGTTGTGAAAATTCTTCTTCGCCATACCAGTCACTTAGATAGGTAAACCCATTTTTGATTGCATATCGGTCAGTCATCTTCTCGTCTGATTTGCTAATGTATCGATCGATGTATCTTTGAAGTAAAGAACTGAGATCAGCGCGTATAAGTTGTTCCTCATACCAATCGGTATATGTAGTACCGAAGATTTCAGTGTACCACTGTATGCTGAATGCGCCTGGATCGTTAACTTCAAGCTTTGATGTTAGTAATCTGGTATCTCCGAAGAGTTTATAACAAGCTTCGCGTGTATTTGTATATACATGATTTTTATATGTGAATGAAACAATTTCGTTATAATCAGAAGTATCTAAATCTAATATTGTAATGTGATAACTTTCAGTTGTACCAGTGTAATAGATCATATATTCATCATCCCAAGGGGTGTTCCGCAGTATATGAACATTTTCACTGTCTATGACATCATCATCAATGTAAAGTGTACGCATATCAATATAACCATTATTGCCATTTAAAGACATATAATAATCTAAATGATTATGGGTTTCTAAATCATAATCAAGTGGACTAGTCTCATCCGCAAATGATGGGATATTAAATAAAATAAGTCCAAATAAGAATAACATTAAACGTTTCATTGTCAATCACTCCTCTTTAGTTTTGAATTTCCTCATAAATGCAATAGGTTCAAAATAGATTATGTATTCTTCTGTATCCAGGTACATTCCATATCGTTCTTTCATTTCTGCATAGGCCTCTTCTAAAAACTGTTCAGTAATATTTAAGAACTCTGCCACTTCATAACGATTACGGCAACCAGCTTTATATGCTGCAAGAAGTTCATTAACTTCAATTAATAGATCATGAGCACGTCTTCGGGCGCGTTTTTCTTGTTTTACTGAAACGATATCTTTCTGATTGAGAATATTACCATAACTTGTTTCGTGGTGACCGATCTCTTCTGCAAGGATACAAGTTCTTTCTGCGTTGGTGTCAATGCGTGAGCTAATGCCGATAACTCCATTCTTATATAACCCCTTAATACTCATATCGATTTCTCTGATCTTAAGGTGCTTATTCTCTCTTATAAGCTTTTCGTACATGTGCATCACCTTCAATATGTCGTTGTACTCTATTCATCCCCATTGAGTTCATCAGCTAATTTGCTGAATGCATCAATCTCTTTTTCCTCTTCTTCAGTCCAATCTGAATCATCATCCTTATGTGCTGCAAAGGTAACAACTTTGCTGGTCGATTTCTTTTCTTTTTTATCAAGTTCAGCGTATTTGTCGGCAACGCCCATTACATAGCTTTTAATGACTGCACGCTGTTCTGGTGATAGATTCATATACCCTTCAATAATTGACCGGTCAAGATCGTCGAGTTTATATTCCTTTGTAAACTCAGCTAGGATTGATTCATCAGTTTCTACGAACATTTTACCTCTGCCGGTACGAAGCCATTCTTCATTAATATTTAACTCTGAACACAAAAGTCGGATATGTGTTTCGGTAACATTGCGCATACCGTTTTCAATATTTGAAATGCCTGATTTAGAAAGTCCCAATGAATTACCAAGACCTTCTTGACTTAATTTCAATTCTTTTCTGATCATTTTAAATCGTGAATTTATAGGTTCCATATTTATACCTCCTTGGCAACATAATACCACATAAAGTTCTGAATGAAAACTTTTTTCTTGACAGATGACCACATTAAACTCTATAATGAACACATAAAGAACTACGAAGTACACATTAAGAACAAAATGTGCTTTGAAAAGCGGGACAGAAAAAGAGAAGGGAGAGAGGGATGGAGAAAAATCCATTTGACTCATTTGAATCTTCGGAGGATTTCATAAACGAAGTTTTAAAGATGGCAAAAGAAAAAAGCTTAACAGTAAATGATGTCAAGCTTTCGCTAAAAGCAATCGATGAAGCAGTTGAAAAAACAAAAGTAGAAGAGACTCAGTTACAACTAAGTTATTCAAGAGCTAATGGAATTGAGCTGTTATTTAAGTAAGTTTTGGAGCGCGATATTTACAAAACCAACAGTTGAACTTTCGAGAACATTCATTCCTGATTTTGCAATTTGGTTCATCATAAATTGGAAACCATTGCGACTGTCATCACCATCAAATGACTTTCCGTATTGTGCAAATTCAGCAACATCGCAGCCGTAAGCTGTAATGTGTAGGCCGCATACTTTATGACGAGTTGCCCAACTTACTTCTACGTAGCCTTTATTTTCGAGATATTCCAGACTGAATATTAACAGCTTATCGACTTCGGGGTCAGTCGAGTCATTATCTAGGTGGTATTTTTCAAGAAACTCAGGCGAAAACCAAGTTCTGAGTGACCCAGCTACTTTTGCTTGATTATACAAATCTAAAAGAAGCTCTAATCTAAATTTTAATGCATCCATTTACACACATCCTTTCAGGAATATCTTACCAGAATGACGGTGTGGAAGAAAGTGGAGATTATGAAAAAGCAGGTCTTTAAATCAGAGAAGGGAGGAACAAAATATTGAAAAGAACACAAGTAGAAAAAGTAGATTTTGACGAAATGAGAAAATCCATCGAAAAGTTACCTGAACAAGAACGTCTAAAGATTCATTACATGATTAAAGGCATGGAGTTGATGAATGATTCCCCAAAGAATCAACCGCCAGCGGCTTAAAATGTCGCGGCGGTGTCGGGGATGAAGACGAAGAGCCGCCATAGCGGTATTTAGATTTAAGAGAAAGCAGGTGGTCAAAATAAACCAACTTGAAATAGAACGCGAAAAGCTTCACGCATTAATCGAAAGCGGGAGTTCGCAGGAAGAAATCGTAAGGCAGTCTGAAGTGCTTGATGAGCACATACTCAATTGCTATTTGAAAGAGTCGGGAGGCAAATAAAAATGGCTCATAAGTTTTTAACAATTCCTCAGTATCAAAAAGAATCAGGGTTGAGTAGGAAAACTATCATGAAAATGATTGAAAGTGGTGAACTCATAGCTGTTCAAACAGATGGCGGTCAACAAAGAATTAAAGTAGACATTCATCCTGAAATTGTGGCCATGAGGGCAGAAATGGAGCAAATGCGTGGGTTGCTTGATAACTTGTGCGGCCATCTAGGCGTTAAGTCAATATAAGGGAGGCAGTTATGAGTAATATCAAGGGCATTGAAAATCTGACACCAGAACAGCAGGAACATCTACTCAGATGCAACAAGCACCATACGCGCTGTGTTGGAGCAGACTACAAAAGCGGGATGCAAGTTATTGAGGCGTGGGTAGAAGACGGAACTGTATGTGCAAGGCTTGCAAACGGGGATTGGTATCATTACTCGAAAGATGGATCATGGTGGTAAGCAATGGCGACAAAAGAATATGCACTCTATAAAGGTGATGAGT